ATAAAAAAGGTATACAGGCAGAAATCGAAAAGACGAGACAATTAGCAGATGAGTAGCCTATGGGTGAATATGATAAATTTATTGAAGAATTACAAAACCCGCAAATTAGAGCTAATCGTGCGTACCTATGCCAAGTAGATTTTCTAAGTTACCTTCTTAATGTTTTTTACCTTATCAACGGTTCCAAATTCAAGCTTAAACCTTTTCACAGAAAAGTTATTGCGGCATTACAAGATTTAGTAGATTGCAGAAATACAAAGCGTAATCTTGCGTTATGCCTTCCTGTTGGTTCGGGTAAATCACTTATTACAGAGTATTTTATAACCTGGTGCTTTGCACGCAGCGTGAATAATACCTTCTGCTATACTTCACATTCGGACAGATTGATTAACAAACTATCTAAAGAGTGTAAAGATATTATCGAAAATCCACATTGGACTTTACTATTCGGACATAAATTAAAGAAAGATGATAGACAAAGAGTAAATTTTTCTTTTGCTGGAGCCAAAAATAGAACAGGTTTAACCGCAGGGACCACGGGCGGAGCGATTACCGGTCTAGATGCAGGCAACCCGAATATTGAAGGTTTTTCAGGAGCATTGATTATTGATGACCCGATGGATGCGGGTAACGGACGATATGAAAATGCAAGAGCCGAAGTTGTTACTTTCTATGATGAGAAGTTAGCAACGCGCCGAAGAACTCCGACAACTCCCACAATTCTTATTATGCAACGTTTGCATCTTGATGATTTAGTCGGATGGATTGAAAAAAATGAGCCTGAATTATGGGATATTGTTAAAATTCCTGCGATTGATGATGAAGGCCGTAGTTTTTGGCCTGAACGATATCCAGCTAAAGAATTATTACAAATTCAAAAGGTTAATAATTACAAATTCCAGTCACAGTATCAACAAAACCCGATAGCCTCAGGCGGTGCGGTTATTCAAACTAATTGGTTTAAATATTATCAGCCGAATGTTGAATATCAATATAAAAAGATATTTATTACAGGTGATACAGCTCAAAAAGTCAAAGAACATAACGATTTTTCAGTATTCATTGTTTGGGGTGTTACAACTTTTGGTAAACTTCATTTACTTGATATAGTACGAGGTAAATGGGAAGCCCCGGACCTTAAGCGACAGGTCAAAATCTTATGGAACAGATGGAGCAAGGGTATTGGTAATGTATCTTGTTCTGGAATGTACATAGAAGATAAAGCAAGCGGCACAGGCTTAATACAGGAAATTAAGCGAGAATGTGCAATCCCTGTATTGCCGCTTGTTGCAGATAAAGACAAATTAACAAGACTTGAAGCAGTATTGGCACACATTGAAGCGGGAAACGTGGTTTTACCGGGTTCTCCTGAACAGAATAAAGAACTGTTAAACGAATGTGAAGCCTTTACGCGTGATGACAGTCACAAACACGATGATATCGTTGACACTCTTGTTTACGGTATTATGGTGGGCTTGTCTAAGCTTCAAGTGTCAATTTTAGAAGTTTTATAACTTATGGCAAAGAACAGAAATAAAAAATCAAATACAGTTAATAACTCGTCAAATACGGTTAATAACGGTTTGTCTAGTGCGTTGGGAATACCTGACAACTTTCAACCAAGCCCGATGTATGACTTAGCAGGGCAAGACATCACACCGTTTTACATTACCTTTTGGTGGCCGCTTTTGACTAACGCTTATAAATCCTTAGCGTTTGTTCAATTAGCAGTTAATCAAATTGTAGATGATGCGTTCCGTAATGAAGGTTTAATCATTGACAGTAAAACGCTTGAAAGTGACGAACTGGATAAATTGCGTTCTGTTATATATGATGAAGATATTGAAGCGATTAAAGACTGTATTCGGTGGGGCTTACTCTACGGTGGTGGCGTACTAATTGCTAATACAAATCAAAACAATGAACGTCCGCTTATTGAAAAGAATTTGAAAGGTCAAAGACTTACATTTTTGGCTTCTGACCGTTGGCACTGCTTTCCGCAGGATAACACTAACATTAAAGTTGCTCAAATGTGGTGTTATACAAATCAAGCAGGAGAGATTAATAACTATCAATTTAAAGCTGACGCAAGTCGTGTAAATCTCTTCATTGGTATGTCTACCCCTATTTATATTCGTAGTATTATGTCCGGTTGGGGGTTAAGTATATTTGAAGCGATTTTGAAACCGTTACGTCAGTATATCAAAGCTATGAATGTATCGCTTGAACTGCTTGATGAAGCAAAGATTGATATTATTAAAATTTTTGATTTAACTTCAACTTTGCTTAGCGGTAATGACTCACTCATTAAAAAACGATTGGAGCTTGTTACTGAAAATAAAAATTATAAATCATCTATTGCAATGGATGTACAAGACGATTACCAACAGAAACAAATTAGTTTCAGTGGATTGCCTGAAATGATAGTACAAATTCAGTATTTAGTTTGTGCAGCACTCAAACGACCTTATTCAAAGATATTTGGTAAAGGTTCAAGCGGCTTTTCAAGCGGTGAAGATGATTTAGAAAATTACAACGCAACCGTTGATAGTGAAATCAGAACTCCTGCAACAAGGCTTATTAAGTGGGTTATACAGTTAAGGTGTTGGCAACTGTTCGGCAGAGAAGTGCCTGACCTTAAAATTAACTGGAAACCGCTCAGGGTAATGTCTGAAAAAGACGAAGCGGAAATTAAAAGTAAAAAGCTTGCTGATTATTTGCAACTATTTGACCGCCAGTTACTGACACCGCGCCAAGTTGCTGAACATTTAACTGATGACGGAATTGTATTGTATTCAGATGAAGAAATAAGCGAAATCGAAAACGCTTTTAACCCTGATAATTACAACAGTCCGGAAGAATTATTGGAAGATAAAACTTATGTCTAAACAATGGAAACCTGTCAGATTAAGCGATTACTACCGCAACAGAATTGCAAAAGGTATAAGTAATAATATTTGGGAAACAATGTTTAAACTTATTTTTGAGGTTTTAAGCAACACATCCGCAGTATGGAACTCAAAAAGCGAAGTAATAAACGCATTACAAAGCGGTCGTATTTATTACGAAAATGGCGCATTCAAAGCCGCTGACAGGTTTTCAAATGATGTAGCCAAAGAACTTGAAACCTTAGGGGCAAAGTTCAGACATGGAGCATATTACATCGAACGTAATTTACTCCCTATTGAGATTGATAACACAATATCAATGATAATAGCTAGAGAAGCAGGAAAGATAACAGCATTAAATGCACTTCTATTAAAGCTAAGTGTAGATTTAACAAAAGAAGAATTTAACAGGCTTTTGATTGAGCATGCAGCCGAGCTAATGTATAAAAAGCTTGAAAAAGACCTTATTGCATCTACAAGCGAAGGAGAAGTACCAACAGTTGGCGAATATACACCATCACTTGATTTAGAGATTGCCGATAAAAAAATTCAAGAAATTGAGTCTTACTGGGAAGAGACCGATAAAAAAGGTCAAGCTCTCCATGATGTTTGGGAAGCTAAAGACAGTGCAATAAAAGACCTTGAAGACAAGTTAAAAGATGCTAAGGGTTCAACCAAAGAAGAGCTGGAAAAAGAATTAAACCGCACAAAAACCGAGCGTGAGAACGCAAGACAGGAACTTCACGACTTTAGAGAACAACAGCAAAAGAACGCACCGACTATTGATATTGATGATAAATCTAATCTTTCAACTGATGAAAATAACGGGGATAGCAAGTCTCTTTCTTTATTTGATACTGGTAATCCCGCAATATCAGAAACCACAAAAGAAGAAACTCCACCGACAAAAGACTATGAAGAGTCTTTGAAAGTTTTTAAGGCTGACAAATGGACTAAGAAAATTTCTCAAGACTATGTTTATAACATGAAATTTTGGGTTAAAAAATGGAAAGCCAAAAAGATAATTAAAATGCGCCATGATGTACTTAAAATGGTTCAGGGCGGAGCGCGAATAGAAACTATTCAAAAGTATTTTGGAAAAGAATGGAAAATAGCGAAAGATAAAGCGGCTTTTTTGGCTCGTAATGAGAGCGAAATTGCATCATCTGTTTTAAAAGCTATTCATTACCAACAGCAGGGCTGTAAATACTTTTTTTGGCTTAAATCGAACTCAAAAGAAAAACGCGAGCTTCATTTGGAGTATGCCAAAGAAAAAAATAATAAATACGGTATTGGTGGAACAAATATCTTTGCGTATGATAATCCGCCGATTATTGAACAAATAGAAATCAAATTAAAATCGGGTGAAAAACGTGTTATTCCAAAGCCCAGTGGTCAAAAAGGACTACCCGGGCAAACTTATAACTGCGGCTGTAACCAAATGGGTGTAAAAGATAAAGATTATTGGATTTACCAAAGTAAGGTACAAAATGCTAAAAGAAATATTTTTACAAAAATTAAATTTGCAATCGAAAACAGTAAACAACGCAATAATCCAACTTGGAGATATAGACGATTCGGGGAAGGGCA